TGCCTGTGGAGATAAAGGGAAGTCCCACGGATGCCTACAGATAGGCAAGGCTGTGGTGATGGACGTTAACCAGAGACGCAGGGGTAAGCGACTACCTGAGTTCCAGTTCCCCAAGGACTGCTATGATCGGGAGAAGTCCAAGACTATCTGCCGTGAGTATCTGGCTATCTACTGTACGCCTAAGAGACTAGGCCGTAAGCCTACCTTTGAGGACGCAGCTCGGATGTGGAATGGAGGCCCAACGGGTCATAAGAAAACCGCAACCGTCAAGTATTGGGTTAAGGTCAGAAGGGAACTGGCAAGAAACTAAGTCCACTAGAATCTGCCACACGGTTTACTTGTGGTATCAGTGGAGTTAAACAGGGGAGTAATGCGACACACAAATCAGCTAACCTATTGCGGGCGTGGTGAAATTTGGTAAACACAAGGGACTTAAAATCCCTGCATAACCCCATCCACTAATGGAAACAGTCCAACTAATGACAACGCAAAGAAACCTCTTATTTATATCCACCAGTGTATGCTATAGGGTCTCCCATAGCTGTTGTGGTATCGAGGGAGGCACAGACACACATGATCGCGCAGAACACATTAGACGAACAGATGGTCACAAGGGCTATCAAGAGAGATAGGACTCTCCGCACACTTGGCATCCGAAAGTCCACTGAGACTTGGAATGGCCCAGCAAGGAAACTCCTAGCTAACTCAATCCATGAGGTAGCCACAGGAATCGAGGAGTGGGTAGAGGATGCCCTGACCAAGCCGGGAGTACGTCATACCTCAGTCAAGCACCTGAGTCTCTTCGCTCCTCACCAAGCATCAGCTCTGGTATGCAGAGTAATCCTAGACGCCATTAGCTCCGAGAGAACCCTTAGTTCAGTCGGAGTAAAGATTGGTCACTGGTTGGAGGACGAGGCTAGGCTATCGAATCTGAAGAAGGCTGATCCTCTCTACTATAATAACCTGACCACCTACATGGAGAGGAAGAAGGGCCATTACTTCAGGCTCTCGGCTACCAATGGGACACTCAATAGGCATGGTAAGGATGGATGGGAGTCTTGGCTCCCCAGTGAACGGCTCCATGTTGGCCTAGCTTGCCTAGAGATTTTCAAGGAACGCACAGGACTGATTGAGTTCTCTAAGCGTTACCTGAAGGCGAAGAAAGCCATGACCTACGTTATCCCTACCGAGGATTGCATGGAGTGGCTAAAGGATTTCGAGGCAACCCATGAAGCCTTGAGGCCAGTGTACCTCCCGATGGCAGTCCAGCCCCAACCTTGGACTACCCCAACATCGGGGGGATACACGGCTGACTTTAAGAGACCTCTGGCTATCGTTAAGTCGAATAACCCTCACTTGAGAAAAGAGCTGGAGAGCTTCCCCATGCCAGAGGTCTATTCTTCTGTGAATCGGCTTCAGTCAGTGTCGTGGCAGATCAATGACCGAATCTACAGGGTGATGAGGCATTTCTGGGATAATGGTCTGGATGATAAGGGGGGAATCCCCATGAACCGGACTAAGCCCCTGCCTTCTAAGCCTCATGACATTGAGGAGAATCTGGATTCGGTCAGGGCTTATTGTCGGAAGGCTACTCAGGTCTACCATTGGAACGTCTGCCAAAAGACCAACCGAATCGCCATAGCCAAGATCATCCACACTGCTGACACGTTCAGAGGTCAGCCTCTTTTCTTCCCTGTGCAATGTGACTTCAGGGGAAGGGCTTACTATGTGCCCACCTTCCTCAACCCCCAAGGCAACGGGTATGCCAGATCACTCCTAGAGTTCTCCGAGGCTAAACCCTTGGGAGAGAATGGAGCTGACTGGCTCCGTGTTCATGTGGCTAATTGTTTTGGAGAGGACAAGCTCCCCTTCAAACTCCGCATCGCTTGGGTAGAGGAGAATCGCCAGAGGATTCTGGAGTGTGCCAAAGACCCCTATAGCAACCGTTGGTGGTCTGAGGCTGATGAGCCTTGGATGTTCCTTAGAGCTTGCATGGAGTACGAGGAGTACAGTCATAAGGGCAACGCCTTCCAGAGCCGTCTCCCCATCCTCCTCGATGCCAGCAGTAATGGACTCCAGATTCTTTCGCTACTGATGAGAGATGAGCAGGGAGCCATAGCCACCAATTGCTCTCCCAGTGATGAACCCCAAGACATCTATATGAGGGTAGTGGGGGAGCTGGAGAGAATCCTGAAGGATCGCCCTGAGCTGTACGCTGCTGATTGGTTGAACTTTGGGATTACCCGCTCACTGGTTAAGCAACCTGTGATGACCCTCCCCTATGGTGCAACTACCTACGGATTCGCTAACCAGATCGAGGACGCAGCGATGGCTATATGTAATGACAAAGACTTGATATGGGATGAACAGGCAGTCCGTAAGTCTACCATGTGGTTAGCCAAGAGGTTAATAACTGCCATAGACCGTATTTGTCCAAGGGCTGCTGAGACTATGACATGGCTTCAGGATACTGCTTCAGAAGTCCTGAAGGTAGACAAGCCTGTAGCTTGGGTCAGCCCGTGTGGGTTCCTAGTCCACCAAGGTTATATGTTGGAGAACAAGAGAAGTGTTAAGACGACCATAGCTGGAGAGTTCCGGTATGTGGTGCTGCGTGAGCGTATCGCTGACTCGATCAATAAGAGACGGCATAAGCAAGCTGTAGCTCCTAACTTTGTTCACAGCATTGACGCTTCAGTTATGCACAAGACGGTGAACAAGACAGATTTTGATGTAGTAACCATCCACGATTGTTTCGGCTCACACGCCGGGAACATTGATGAGCTGCTCAGGGCAACCAAGGCTTCCTTTGTGGAAGTCTTTACCCCGTGTCAGCTAGATAATTTCCAAGGGCAAATGGAGAAGCTCTCCGGTAAGTCTTTGGAATCTAACAAGAAAATTCTTAACTTTGGGGATTTTGAAATTGCCAGAGTTAAGGAAGCCAACTACCTTTTTGGGTAGAAGGAAACCGAGGAAATGAGGAGCTGCTTCTTTTTCTTTCCTCCCAACCAATAAGGAAACTATGAGTAAATATGTACGAATGACTTCGCCTACAGGTATCGCGAAGTATCCCAAACTGAACGAAGCCGACTTCAAGTTCAAAACCCAAGAAGGTCAGTTCAGTGTCACCCTTGTCTATACCCCTGAAGAGGCCGAGCCTTTTCTTGCGGAGTTGGAGAAGGCTTTTAAGAGCGAAAAAGTAAAAGAGGAACAGAAGCACGGTAAGAAAATCAAAAAGATTTCCCCTCACGCCAAGTGGGGTAAGGAGGTCGATAAGGATGATAAGGAGACCGGAAACTTCTATGTGAAGTTCAACATGAATCATAAGTATTTCAATAGGCAGAATGAACTGGCCTTTGAAAAGCGTCCTATGATTTATAACTCACAAGCTCAGGTCGATACTGAGTCACTGATAGGAGGAGGGAGTAAGCTCAAGGTTAACTTTGAGGTTCACCCATACAACACCTCTATCGGATTCGGACTGACACTCCATCCAATAGCCGCTCAGATTATTGAACTGAGTAGCGGAGACGGAGGAGGGGCTAACCCTTTCACCGCTCAGGAAGAGGAGAAGGTGAACGGAGGCGAGAGCTTCCCAGAGGAGGTATTCGCGGCTGCTGACAACGACTTCTAAAATCTAAGTGAAGCAGTCCCGCTACCGCTCCAAATTGGAGCAACAAATCGCATCCCAGTTAATCGACGCTGGGGTGCGGTTTGAATACGAAACCCTACGATTAGGATACACAAGAAAATGCACATACACCCCCGACTTCATCCTGCCCAGTGGCATGGTGTTAGAAGTAAAGGGGTGGTTCAAATCATCAGACAGAACCAAGATGCTTCGCGTTCGCGAGGCTAACCCCGACATGGACATTCGATTTCTATTTCAGAACGCCAACATCAAGATCACCAAGGGAAGTAAGACCTCCTATGGAGATTGGGCGGATAAGAATGGATTCATGTGGGCAGAAAAGAGAATTCCAGACACATGGCTCACCCTATGACAAACCAAGGATCAGATTTCATCGGCCATGAGCCGTGTCCGAGCTGCGGGAGCAGCGATGGCCTTGCGAGGTACTCAGACGGACACGGTTTTTGCTTTGTATGCCAAGGCTATGAACACACAGACGGGGAGGTAACTCCTCAACCCAAGACAACACACACTATGCAAACATTTATCAGCGGCGAAATAGACGACCTAAACAAACGAAAGATTCACAGGGACACCTGTTCAAAGTGGGACTACCGCAAGGGGGTCTACAACGGCAAGCCTGTTCAGGTTGCTACCTATAAGGATAACGAGGGGGCCATCATTGCTCAGAAACTTAGGTTCCCTAACAAGGACTTTATGATCCTTGGAGACGGGAACAACATGGGCCTCTTTGGTCAGCACCTCTGGAGTGATGGAGGCAAGATGCTGGTGGTCACTGAGGGAGAGATAGATGCTATGTCGGTATCCCAAACCCAACAGCTCAAGTGGCCTGTGGTATCGGTTCCCAATGGGGCACAAGGAGCAGCTAAGTCTATCGCCAAGAACATTAACTATCTTGAGAAGTTTGAGACGGTGGTATTCATGTTCGACCAAGATGATCCGGGGAGAGCTGCTGCCAAGGAATGTGCTGCCCTTCTCTCTCCCGGTAAGTCCAAGATTGCTTCCCTTCCTCTGAAGGACGCCAATGAAATGGTGGTAGCCAATCGCTCCGCTGAGTTGGTCAAGGCTATGTGGGATGCCAAGGAGTACCGACCTGACGGCATCGTTGGAGGAAGCGAGCTTTGGGATTACATCACAGAGCTGGAGGATGAGGAAGCTGTTGAGTATCCCTTTGCTGGGATCACCAACATGACCCACGGCTTACGCAAAGGCGAACTGGTGACAATCACGGCTGGCTCAGGGATCGGCAAGAGTCAGTTCTGTCGAGAGTTATGCCACTGGCTAATGACCCAAGATCAAACCGTAGGTTACATAGCACTTGAGGAAAGTGTACGAAGAACCGCTCTGGCTATTGTTGGGATTGAGTTATCCAAGCCTATCCACATCAGCAAGGAAGAGATTCCTGAAGATGATTTAAAGGGAGCCTTTGAACGCTCAGTCGGCACTGGAAGATTTTTTACCTACGACCACTTTGGATCGGTGGACTCGGACAACCTCCTGAACCGCATACGATATATGGTACGAGGGTGCGGTTGCCAATGGATATTTCTGGATCACCTTTCCATCGTGGTTAGTGGGCTAGAAGGAGGAGACGAGAGACGGCTCATAGATGTGACCATGACCAAACTCCGCTCACTGGTGGAGGAACTAAAGATAGGCTTGGTTCTCGTTAGCCACCTAAAGACCTCCGATGGTAAGCCCTTTGAAGAGGGTGGACAGATTTCCCTAGCTTCCCTTCGGGGTAGCCGTGGGATTGGTCAGCTTTCAGACATCGTTCTGGGGCTGGAAAGAAATCAGCAAGACACTGATGAAAGTAATAGAACCCAAGTTCGCATCGTGAAAAACCGATGGAGCGGGGAGACAGGACTATGCGCTCGCCTAGAGTACGACCATGACACCGGACGAATGAAGGAGATCGGGTTCCCTGAGCCTATTCTACCTGAAGAGTTCACAACTAACTAAGGATACACATACATGAATAACGAACACTACACTCAACTGGAATTCCCCTTCGTGGAGGAACTAGACCTACCAATTCAACTTGAGATGGACTTTGGGGAATGACCACTCTCATATTTGATTTGGAGTCTGACGGTCTCCTCGATAAAACTAGAAAGGTACATTGTATTTGTATTACCGACATTGAAACGGGAACCAAGTACCAGTTCAACTCTCAGCCAGAGGGGAGGGGGATACAGGAAGCTCTCTGTCTCCTTCACAACGCGAGTACCATAATAGGTCACAACATTGTTGGCTTCGACATTCCTGTATTACAGAAGCTCTACCCCTCTTGGTATCCCAAGGGGAAGGTTCTGGACACCCTACTCCTAACCAGACTTATTTGGCCTGATCTCAGGGAGAAGGACTTTGGACTGATTAATGATCGTCCAGAGTTTCCTAAGAACCTCATAGGTTCCCATAGTCTAAAGGCGTGGGGATACCGAATAGGAATGCTCAAGGGAGACTTCAAGGAGAACAATGACTTTGAGCATTGGTCACAGGAGATGGAGGACTACTGTGTTCAGGATGTGGCGGTAACAGAGAAGCTCTATCAAGCTATAGCTGATAAGGAATATGCAGAGCCAGCTATCACTCTGGAACATAAGTTCGCCAACATCATCAACCAGCAGGAGAAGCATGGCTTCATGTTGGATGAGGATAAGGCGATGGAACTGGTAGCACTGCTCACTACCAAGAGAGCTGAGATTGAGGACAGGCTTCAGAAGGTGTTCCAGCCTGAAGTGGAGACCATGAAGAAAACCAAGTGGAACTTTGGGACGGAGGTATTCCTGACCAAGGCTGAAGCTATAGTGGTAGCGAAGCAGTGGGCTAAGGACAACAAGACTACCCAGAAGGTAGCTCTTAGTATGATTGAGAAGGGAGAACCGATCAAAAAGAAGGTTCCCTTCAACCCCGGAAGTAGAGACCAGATTGCCAAGAGGTTTATGAAGAGAGGGTGGAAGCCTTCAGCATTCACTCCCGATGGCAAGCCAAAGGTGGACGAACCTGTACTACGGGAGCTTGACAAGATGGGATTCAAGGAGGCTGGGCCACTCCTTGAGTATCTTATGATACAGAAACGCCTTGGACAACTCGCAGAGGGAAAAGAGGCATGGCTCAAGTTAGTCAAGGCAGATGGGCGTCTGCATGGACGGGTAACAACTAACGGTGCGGTGACGGGACGTTGTACTCACAGTAAACCAAATCTGGCACAGGTTCCCAATGCTGGATCACCGTATGGAAAGGAGTGTCGTGAATTATTCAAAGTACCAAAAGGAAGAAAACTTGTTGGAGCTGATGCGAGCGGATTGGAGCTTCGTTGCTTGGCTCACTTCATGGCGAGATTCGATGGTGGGCAGTATGCCAAAGTCCTACTTGAACAAGACATCCACACTGCGAACCAGACGGCAGCGGGTTTACCAACGAGGGACAATGCCAAGACGTTTATCTATGCATTCCTATATGGGGCAGGAGACGAGAAGATCGGCAAGATTATCGGGAAGGGTCAGAAGGAGGGGAAGAAGATTAAGAAAGAGTTCCTCAATAAGACTCCTGCCCTTAAAAAGCTACGGGCGGCGGTCATGGAGGCAGTGACTTCCAAGGAGTATCTGGTAGGTCTTGATGGTAGGCATCTGCCTATCCGGTCTCCTCATGCTGCCCTAAACACTCTTCTTCAGAGTTCAGGGGCATTGATTATGAAGCAAGCTACAGTTCTTTTGGAGAAGCACCTCCATCTAAAAGGGTGGACTTTTGGTAAAGAATATGCACTTGTGGGTCATATTCACGATGAGATGCAATTGGAAGTAAGAGAGGACTTGGCTGAAACCGTGGGGCAACTGGCGGTTAAGGCAATCAACGAAGCAGGAAGGAGCTTCAATTTTAGGTGTTCATTGGATGGTGAATATAAGATTGGAAACAATTGGGCTGAAACACATTAATAATATATGGGAAAGATCACGAAGGAAACTTGGGCATACGCCGCTGGCTATGTAGACGGAGAAGGGTGCATCCGAATCGACCAGTACACCCTTAGAATTGAGATTGCCTCCTGCTACCCCGCTACCTTGAAATGGTTAGCGGAGAGCTTTGGCGGGAGATTTGCAGTAAAAGCAGAGGCTTCTGGAGCATACCGTAGAGCATACCGATGGAATATAAACGGGAAACATGCGGGGGAGTTCTTAAAGGGAATCCTCCCCTATTCGATGGAAAAGAAAACCCAAGTTAAACTAGGTCTACAATTTTTAGAGACAGTAGATAAATCCGAGAAGGCTGAGATAGCTGCACAGCTCAAGGCTCTCAAAAAAGTTATATTTTATGAAAAGAACATTGCTAATTGACGGAGACATCGTTGCGTACCAGCACGCTGCTCAAGTTGAAACCCCCATCCATTGGGGAGATGATATATGGACACTCCACGCAGATGCCAAGGAGTGTAAGCAGAGGATCAAGGATTGGCTTGAGTGGCTAATGGAGGAAAATGAAGCTGATGAAATGATTCTATATTTGTCCTGTGCGTCTAATTTCCGAAAGGACTTGGAAGAAAGCTATAAGGCTAACCGGAAGGACAAGCGAAAGCCCATCATTCTAAAGGCGATCCGTGAGTGGCTAATAGAGGAGTATGATGCTCGTATCCTTCCACGGCTGGAAGCTGATGATGCTATCGGGATTGCGCTTACCAGTGGTGAGTATGGTGATGACTGTATAGCCGTTAGTATTGATAAGGACTTCGATACTATCCCCGGAAAGCATTTCAATTGGAACCACAAGGATGGAGTTCGTGAGGTGACTGAAGAGGAAGCTGACTATAACTTCTTCACCCAGACCTTGACCGGAGACTCTACTGACAACTACCCCGGATGCCCCGGAGTCGGCCCTAAGAAAGCCGAGAAAATCTTGGACGGAGTAGAGGATTATTGGGGAGCCGTCTTAGCTGCTTATGAAAAGGCGGGACTTGGTGAGGATGTAGCTCTTACCCAAGCTAGGATGGCTCGGATTCTCCGTGATGGAGAGTACGACAAAGAGACGAACAACGTTAGACTATGGAGACCCTAATGAGCGACAACGTAGTGTTAAAGGATTCTGGAAAGAGACAGGAGTTCAACACCGGAAGTGTACGGGACACCAGAGAGGGTAAGGGGCGTTATGACCTCCTACCTCCCCATGCCATCTTTCTGGTGGCTAGACAGTTCGAAGAAGGAGCCAGTAAGTACGGAGAAAATAACTGGCAGAAAGGACAACCTATCTCCCGCTATGTGGATTCTGCCCTCCGCCATCTGTTTAAGCACATGGCTGGCGAGAATGATGAGAGGCATGACGTAGCTGCCGCTTGGAACATCATGGCTATGTTGGAGACTCAGCACAGGATTGAACAGGATGATCTACCAAAGGAATTAAATGATATTCGCAGAAAAAGAAGAACCCTTTCCTAGAGTAACCAAGACTCTCCTAAAGGAGCTTGAATCCAGATTTCCCAACAGGTGTCCAAGGGTTGAGGACTCTGAACGTGAGATTTGGATAGCTGTAGGAAGGAGGCAAGTTGTTGAATTACTGAAAGAAAAGTTTGACGAACAAACTAAATCTGTCTTAACTCCTGAATAAATTGAATTATGTGTTTCTCCGCTCCAAAACCTCCTCCACCTCCTCCACCTCCGCCCCCACCTCCACCGTCTCCTACGTCTGTGGCTAAGAAGGTTAAGAATCCTTCAGTATCCTCTCGTACAGGAAGCGGAACTAAAAGCCGTCGAAGGGGCCGCTCATCTCTCCGTATTAACTTGGCTTCCCCGTCAAGCTCAGGAGAGGGGGGATTGAATATCCCAGTTTAATATGTATTACGGCAAGACCGCCAAGGCACTCTATAGTGAGTGCGAGACTCTAAGGCAGACCTATCTTGAAAGAGCTAGAGACTGCTCAGAGCTAACTATTCCTACTCTTATCCCTCCAGAGGGACATTCCTATGCCACCAAGTATGAAACTCCTTATCAAGGTATAGGAGCTAGAGGGGTGAATAACCTCTCCTCAAAATTGTTATTGGCATTATTCCCACCTAATGCACCGTTTTTCAGGCTTAGTGTTGATAAGTACAAGCTCCGAGAGATGGGCGGGGACGATGAATCCAAGACAGAGCTGGAGAAGGCACTCTCCGAGATCGAGAGAACCGTAATGTCTGAGGTGGAAACCTCGGCTCTCCGTGTTCCTGTCTTTGAAGCTCTGAAGCACCTCATTGTTGCTGGTAATGTTCTGATTTTCACTCCAAAGAAAGGGGGCATCCGAGTCTTTCAACTGGAGAACTACATCGTTAAGCGTGATCCGTTTGGCAATGTTCTCCACATAGTCACCAAGGAGTCCATAGCTCCCGCTGCTCTACCTGAAGCAGTCCGTGGGGCACTCAACGAGGAAGCCTTGAAGAGACAGACAGGGGCTAACGAACCATCGGTTGAGTTATTCACTGCTATCTGTAGGCAAGATGACGGGCGTTATTACGTCTGGCAGGAGGTAGAAGGGAATGAAGTTCCCGGCACTGATGGTTATTTTAAAGAGGAAGATTCTCCATATATTCCTCTCAGGTACAGTCGGGTGGACGGTGAGGACTACGGCAGAGGGTTAGTAGAGGAATACCTTGGTGATCTAAAGAGCCTTGAAGCTCTCACTCAGGCTATTGTGAAACTAGCCGCTGCCTCGTCCAACATTAAGATTCTGGTTGATCCTAATGGAACCACTAAGGCCAAAAACCTTGCGGAGAGTCCAAGCGGAGCTTTTGTTTCGGGCAGAGCTAATGATGTCTCGGTTCTACAACTGGAGAAGTTTGCAGACCTCAGAGTAGCCAAGGAGGTAGCAGCCTCTATCGAGCAACGGCTTGCCTATGCCTTCCTGCTTAATACAGCAGTCCAAAGGGACGCAGAGAGAGTGACGGCTGAAGAGATTCGCTATATGGCTCAAGAGCTAGAGTCAGCCTTGGGTGGAGCCTACTCTATCCTCTCTCAAGAATTTCAATTACCTCTGGTCACTAGAATCATGGATCGCATGGCTAGTGAGAAGAGGCTACCCAAGCTGCCCAAGGGTGAGCTTGTTAAACCCATGATCGTCACAGGTGTTGAAGCCCTTGGTCGTGGTAATGATCTGAATAAATTGGATATGTTCGTGGCTGGTGTCGGTCAAATCTTTGGCCCGGAGGCAATTCAGCAATACGTCAATGTATCTGATTACCTGAACCGTAGAGCTACTTCACTTGGTATTGATACTGAGGGACTTATTCGTTCCGATGAGGATGTCCAAGCAGAGGCTCAACAGGCACAGCAACAGCAGATGATGGCTCAGATGACCGAGAAGCTCGGCCCCTCAGCAATCAAATCAATGACGGATGTAGGCATGGCTCAACAAGCTGGTGATATACCCGTCGAAGAACCCCCTCCTGAAGCCTAATTTAGGGCTTGAGGTTAACTAAGAAGAAGGAAAACAATGAGTGATATTGTCGAAGTACAACCAGAAATCACTGGTTCGGAAGCACCTAATCAGCCTATGGCAGACCCAGAGAATGCTTCCTCTGTGGAAACAACTAACCAACCCCAAGAAGAAGCTGATCGTCCTGAGTGGCTACCTGAGAAGTTCCAGTCGGCAGAGGACTTAGCCAGTGCCTACAAGGAACTTGAAGGGAAGCTAGGGCAACCCAAGGAGGAGGAGGAGGAGACTGCTGCTGAATCTGAAGAAGGGGAGCAGGAGCCAACCAAGGTAGACGAATGGCAGACCAAGATTGAACCTTTTACTAAAGAGTACGCTGAAAAAGGCGAGCTTACAGAGGATAGCTTCAATAAATTGAATGAAATGGGCTACCCACGGGAGTTGGTAGAGAGTTACATGGCAGGACAGGAAGCCCTTGGTAGGGTTGGCTCTGTTCAGGAGAATGAGATTTTATCCAAGGTAGGAGGACAGGAAGCCTACGCTGAAATGACAGAGTGGGCTAGGGATAACCTCAGTGAGGTTGAACTTCAATCTTACAACAAGACTATGGATGGTGGTGATGGAGGTGCAGCAGAGCTAGCTGTTATGGGTCTCCAAGCTCGCTTCCAAGCGGCTAATTCTACCCCTAATCTCCTCACAGGGGATGCCAAGGGTGGAGGCAAAGGTAAAGCCATCCGTTCCAACGGTGAGCTTATCGAGTTGATGAGTGATCCTCGTTATAAGGAGGACGCAGCTTTTCGTGATGATGTCCAGAAGCGTCTGGCAGTAAGTGATATTCTTTAAGGAATCTATTATTATGAAAGAAAAACTAAAATCCAGAAAACTGTGGATGGCTATTGGTGGTCTTTTGACCGTTGCTGCCACTGAATGGCTAAACCTGTCACCTAACTTGACCGAGCAAATAGTAGGCGCGGTGATTATTATCGTCCCTGCTTATATCGGAGGTCAGGGGATTGTTGATGCCATGAAAGAATACGCAGCTAAAAAGTGATTGCAGAACTCCTGACCGCTCTTAAAGCCGTCCAAAGTCTGCCAAAGATTCTGGAAGCTATAGAGCGGTTAGGGGATATTCAAACTGCACAGATGGCGAACTCCCGTGCTGAAGAAAAAAATCAAAAAGTTCTTAGTGCTATTGACGCTGCTCGCGAGCGTAGGTTGCGGAATGACCGTGAAGCTGAACGGGTTTCAGGAGATAGCGGAAAAACATCCGACAGGGATGGAGCAGATAACAGAGAACCCTGAGTCTACTGCTTTAGTTAAAGAGCTTGGCTTCTACATTAACGAGCTTGAGAGACGCTTAGAATCTCAACGGTAGAGTTTCCCCCTTGACAGTTTCCCCTTTCTTAACTTACTTCTAGTTAAGATTTGTTCAGGCAAATATCGAAACCGATTGTTTGAATGCCCTTAGACCTCCTACGGGAGACAATCTTCGTATGGCGTTAGCGATGTGGACGACATAGCCAGTGCAAACCAGCGTTTCCAAGCACTGACGTTTGGAGACATCAATATAATAACTGAAAAAAGGTTAATAAATGAGTGCAACTACTCCCTCAAGGCTTGGCCTTGTTAATAATACTGGGACTGATTATGACGCTTTGTTCCTGAAACAGTTCGCTGGTGAGGTGCTAACTACGTTTGAAACTAATAACGTATTTAAGCCGCTTCATACGGTTCGGACTATTTCACAAGGCAAATCAGCTCAGTTCCCCGTAACTGGAATCGCCTCGGCAGCTTACCATGTCGCTGGAGAGAATATTCTCGACAGTGGTAATAGCTACCTGAGTCAGATTAAACACGCTGAGAAGGTAATCGCTATCGACTCGATGCTAACTGCCAACACCATGATTTATCAGCTTGATGAAGCGATGAATCACTACGATGTACGCTCTATCTATACGACTGAGCTGGGTCGTGCGTTGGCTCTCAAGTTCGACAAGACGATTGCTCAGGTACTCGCTCTAGCAGCCCGTGGCTCCACTACCATCACTGGTGGTAATGGCGGCACTGTGTTGGCTAAGGGTGCTTCTGGTCTGGATACTGGCACTGAGATTGCTGATGCGATCTATGATGCTGCCCAGTCTCTCGATGAGAAGAATGTTCCTCAGCATGATCGTTTCTGCGTGATGAAACCAGCCGAATACTACCTCCTTGTTCAGCACCTCGCTGCTGTTGGTAACGCCAACGCTGTGGGTAGCTATGTTGAAGGTAACGTAGTGAAAGTCGCTGGTATGCGGGTTATCGCAAGTAACAACGTCCCAAGCACGAACATTGCTTCTGCTGAGACAGGCGTTTCTACTGATAACACCTATCATGGCGACTTCAGTGACACCAAAATCCTATGCTGGCAGAAGTCGGCTATCGGTACGGTGAAGCTGCTTGACCTGAAGCTCGAAAGTGAGCGGAAGATTGAGTTCCAAGGTTCCCTGTTCGTAGCTCGCTACGCTATGGGTCACGGCATCCTTCGTCCTGAAGCTGCTGTTGAAATAACCACAGCCTAAATCATACGGAGGTTGCTGTAAGTCCATTGTATAGACTAAGGGTTCATTATGGGTTCCTCATCCATTCCTTCCCCTTTATTCTATAAACTGGCTTGCAACCTCCGTTCTTTATTGTAGGTTTCATAACGATGAGCTTGACTTTATCTACCGAATTAGAAGCGGTGAACACTATGCTCTCCGCCATCGGTGAAGCTCCGGTTAACCAGTTAGATACCACTACCAACGCAGAAGCCCGTATCGCCAAGCAAATCTTGGACGAAGTAAACAGGGATGTGCAGAGTAGAGGCTGGCATTTCAATACAGAACCGGACTACACCCTCACAAGAACCGGAGCAAATGAACTGGAATTACCGTCTACCTGTGTCCGGTTTGATGTGAAGAACCAAGACTACCCTAGTATTGATGTGGTTCAGCGGGGTTCCAAGTTATATGACCGGAAGAACCACACATTCATTTTTGAGCAGGACTTAAAGGGGGAAATCATGTTCCTCCTTACGTTTACTGATCTCCCACAACCAGCTCGGTACTATATCACAACCAGAAGTTCCCGTATCTTCCAAGATCGAGTCGTAGGCTCCCCTGAGATGCTAAGGATTCTAGCAGCAGATGAAGCTACAGCTCAAGCTGCCCTGAAGGACTTTGATGACGATACCGCTGACTACACCATCTTTGATAATTTGGACTCCTATAATGTTATTGCGCGGTAGTTATGTCATTAATTTCCACCTCAATACCTAACCTTGTTAGTGGGGTTAGTCAGCAAGCCGATGGACTCCGTTATGGCTCTCAGGCAGAAGAACAAGTCAATGGCTACTCTTCTCTTGTTGAGGGGTTAATCAAACGTCCTCCCCTCAAGCACATAGCCAAGTTAATCAACGGGAGTGTGGCTGATACCAAAGTCCACACTATCAATCGTGATAGCTCCGAGCGGTATGTGGTGGTATTCCAGAATAATACCGTCAAGGTGTTTGATATTGATGGCACAGAAAAGACTGTCGCTACTCCAGATGGGGTAGGCTATATCACAACCTCTTCCCCCTCCACAGACCTTAAATGTCTCACTGTTGCTGATTATACCTTTGTCCTTAACAAGACGAAAACAGTAGCCGCTGGCTCAGGACAGACCCCAGCAGCAGTTGAAGAGGCTATGGTGTTCATCTCTCAGGGGGATTACTCAGTAGACTACAAAATTACTTTAGGAGGCACTACTTACTCGCACAGCAGTTCCTCTGATACCATATCTGAAATCCAGCCGTCTTATATCGCTACGCAGCTTGCGACCGCTATTGGTTCAGGCACATACACCGTAACGCAGTACGGAGCTACCCTACATATCGTCAAGAACGATTCATCTTCCTTCACCTGTGATGTGGAGGATTCTAAGGCTGGAGACTTTATCAAAAACTGCACGGGAACTGTTCAGAACTTTGTTGATCTACCCGTGGAAGGGCCAGATGACTACCTAATCAAAATAGAAGGCACGCCCGAAGAGGAGGGGGATGAATACTGGGTTAAGTTTGTGGCTGATGATGGAACTGGTGGCTCAGGAAAATGGAGTGAAGCTCCTGCTCCGGGGATAGATAAGGAGTATGATGCCACTACCATGCCTCACCAGTTAGTCAGAGAGGCTGATGGAACCTTTACCTTCAGCAAGGCTACATGGGCTGAAAGGCTTGTAGGGGATGACGATACGAACCCCGTGGCTTCCTTTGTTACCAAGAAGATCAAGGATGTGTTCTTCTTCAAGAACCGTCTTGGTTATGTGGCTGATGAGAACATCATCTTCTCTGAGGCTTCCGAGTATTTCAATTTCTGGAGGACTACGGTTACTCAGCTCCTTGATAGTGATATGATTGATATAGGAACCAGCTCCACCAAGGTGAGCATCCTATTCTCTGCCATACCCTTCTATGACCGCCTTGTTCTCTTTGCTAACCAGACACAGTTCACTCTCCAAGCTGCTGACCTCCTGACTCCAAAAACAGTAAGCATCCAGCAGTCTACTGCTTACACCGTGTCCAACCTATGTGAGCCTGTGCCTGTTGGACGTAACCTCTACTTTGCCTTTGATCGAAACCAGTATTCAGGGGTTCAGGAATACTTTATCAACCCCGACACTCAATTCTTTGATGGGGCTGACGTAACAGCTCAGGTTCCCAAGTATCTAAAGGGAAACATAACAAAGATCACTGCCGCTGATAATGAACAAGTGTTGGTCTGTCAGGCTGACGGGTTCACCAATGGTGTATATGTCTATAAGTATTTCTTTAGCGGGTCGGATAAACTCCAATCAGCTTGGTTCAAGTTTGACTTTGGCACGGGTTCCACTGTCCTCAATACAGATTTTATTGACGCAACCTTGTATGTCACAATCAAACGGGACGAAGGTGTGTTTCTGGAATCCATAGATATGGAAGCAGGACAGAAGGACACCAGTAGTGAGTATGTGACGCTCTTAGACCGGAGAGAAGCTATCACTGGAGGTTCTTACAGCTCCTCTACCGATAAGACTACGTTCACTATGCCCTACAATGTGGACAATGATACGATTTCGATTGTCTCCAGACCTCACCCCGATGCAGGAAGCAACCTTAATGTTGTAGGTAATAACCCCCAAGGTTCAGTTGAACGGAAGCTGCCAGAGGGAGTCATCCTTGATGTTGATAGTAAGTCAGGGACATCTGTGGTTGTGAATGGGAACTATACCAACCAGCCAATCTTTGCTGGAGTTGCTTACACCATGACCTATGACATCTCCAGACCACAACTCCGTACTGGGAGTGCTAGTGGCCGTGGTCAAGTCATGGTAGCCCAAGGACGCTTCCAGATAAGGAACGGGGTTCTCGTCTATAACGATAGTCGATACTTCCGAGTGGAAGTTACGCCATCCAACAGGGATAAATACAGCTATGTCTACAATGGACGATCCATCGGAACCGGAACTGCCGTATTGGGCTCTCAGACGGATTCTATACAAGATGGGATTTTTCGGTTCCCCGTGTATTCGAAAAACGATCAGGTCGTCATATCTATCCTTAACGACTCGCCATTTCCCTCATCGCTTGTCTCTATGGAATTCGAAGCTATTTATGCAGTCCGTAACCGCCGATACAATTAGTAAACCTGAGCCAGCTAGATACAGCTCTGGAGTAGCAGTTCGCCCTGCTGTCCAAGCTGATGCCTTGTCTTTGGCTAAGGAGCTAAGGGTGGAGGATGTTAATGAGATGAGAGCTTTGTT